ACCCTGAATCTAGCGCGTCTGCCAATTCCGCCACTTCGGCTTGGTCTGTGATCCGGGTCGGCAGCTGCTGCTACTTTATGCGGATCTACTTGCGTGTTATTTTGTTTGTTTTGTAGGTTTAAACTTGAAATATCAGTATTTTCAATTTCTTCAATTAATTTTTTTTTGCACTCTTCATTAAGTCTATTTTCAAATATTAAATCTAAAGAAATTCCTCTACTAATGCAGAAAGGTATTACATGCTCATAGGGAAAACTTTCTTTTTTTTTCCTTTCTGCTAAGGCACTTTGGCTCATACCTAGAATTCTTGCTAATTCAGTCTCACTTCTAGCATTTGTATAAGTCATTAATCTATGGATAATTATATTAATGTCTTTTTTGTCTAAAATTAATTTCATCGTTTTCTAATCACTGAATATTAGATTTTAAATAAGTTGTAAGTATTAAATTTATAATTTCTTACAAATTATCGAATAGATAATTATCATAAAATATGATTGATTGTGCTAAAAAAATATATATAATTTTTCGCAATAAAGCAAATAAGTAGTGTAGAAATAAAAAAAGGGTGAAAAGGCAGTATAGTTGGTCGCTGTCTGCCTTCTCACCAGGGCCTTGTTAAAGCTAGCTGATAACTAGCATACAACAAGTATGAGAAATTATACTACGTTAAACTTAAAAGTCAATAGAGTAAAGCCGGTAGGGTTTCAGGTAGTTCTAAGAACTATCATCGACTATGAAACCTTATCGGCTTTTTTTATTGTAAAAAAATCGGCTGGAATAGCTGAAACAATATTAACAGCTGACGGGCTGTTAAGTGTAGGACGTAAACCCCTTGAAATCCTCTGTCATGTGCTCGGTGCATGTGGCAGGGGATTTTTTTTGATTTGGGGATTACGGCCAAGAACGAAAACCCCCGTATGGTAACACGGGGGTGGGATTTACAAAAGGGGGTTTTATGTCAGTACAAATTAGCTTTGATTGGTTGTCAATGTCTCTAAATAAGTCTTTATTGGGTGATATGTTAACGTTTTTAAAAGCTGAAAAGATACCTTGTGAGTATGGATTTAGAGGTTATAGGCAATCGGCTCTATTGATCTTTGGTGGTCGTGTTGCTTGGTCAGATGATAGAGAAGATTGTCATATAGACTTAAATTCACAATCTTTGGCTTATTTCTCAAAGGGTACTATTGAAGGTGTTATGTCTATTCTTAATAAGTTGTATGAATTTGGGGGCAAGTTATCTCGGTTGGATGTGGCTTTTGATGATAGATCGGGAAAGATTGGTTTAGATGGGATTATTGAGGCAATATGGGCTAAAGACTGGGTTTCAAAGTCTTATAATTTTCGTATTATGGAGTCTGCGAAAAATAGCAATAGTAAAATAGATGTTACAGGAAAAACGGTATATATTGGCAGTTCTAAAAGTTCTACATTATTGAGAATATACGATAAAGGTCTAGAAACTGGTAACGGTGATTCTTGGGTACGCTATGAAATACAGTACAGAGATGACAATTCAAATTTAGCTGCTGCAAAGTTAATACAGTCGTATGAGTCTGGATTGCTAGAATTTGTAAAGGTTTCTATTGGTTTATTGAGGTCTGTATGTGATTTTAGAGAGTTTAATTCAAATGAAAATTCTTCTCGTAGGGTGTTATTAAGCTGGTGGTCAGATATTGTAAATGGGGCGGTTAAAGTTACTCTTGGGACGGTTGAAATAAAGCATTCGATGGACAAGGTTATGAACTGGTTAGAGTATCAGGTTTCTAGCAATCTTGCATTGGCAAGAAAATATTATGGGTCTGGTTTTATGAATGTTGTTAATTATCTTACTGAGGTGGGAGAATCAAAATTTAAACAAAAGCACAAGATGCTTTTAATGAAAACTTCTTGATGAAAAAATACATATTATTGATGTTGTTATTGTTGACGGAAAAACAGGAAATTAAAAAATGGGTAAGATAATGATAGAGAAAAAAATATTTAGGGTGGGAAATGGATTATCAAAAAATAATCGTATGTGGATTTATATTGCTTCTTACATCTTGCGTAAGCTCTCAAAAAGAATTTCACAAAGAAAATATTTTCGAGGAAATACAAAAAGTGGTCGTAACAAAAACAGATAATACTTTACCAGAGCCGATTAAAAATTATTCTCAGGGTGTTGGGTTTAAAGGCAAAGTAACAAGTTTGGATAAACCAAAAATCTTGGAAAAAAAAGTAAAGATATCGGTTTCGGGTGAGGTTGATTTCAAGGGATTGCTTGAAATGCTTATGACTGGTTTCGGTACTGAGTACGTGTTAAGCGGTGTTGATTCTATGCTTGTGCAAGCAAATATTGAAGGTGATTATACACAAGATGAAGTTAATCGATTATTGGAAGTTATCTGTCAAGTGAATGGTTGCAAGATCATAAATGTAGGAATGCGATATGTGGTAACAAAAGGTAATGAAGAAATAAATAATCTAGGATTATCTGTGTTTTGTTATCGTTTTAAGTATATAAAAATTACTGATGCAATGCTTGAAAAGCTATCGGTTATAAATAAAGGTTCTACGGTAATATTAAATGATATGTTGATTTATTTAGGCTCTCAAGAGGAAATAATAACAATAAGAAATATGGTATCTGCGATTGATAAAGAAATTTTAAGTGAGTACTTTGGGCTGGTAGTTACTGTAAAAGATGCAGATATGTATATATCAAAAATGAGTGAATTTTTTATAGGGCTAGGTGTATCACTAGATGGTGTTGTAAGTTTTATGAAATTAGGGAATAGTGCGGTTTTTGTGATGTCAAAGACTGAAGAATATATAAGTAAAGTTAAAGAAGTTTCACAGGTAATTATCAATCATTTAGATGATACCGGGAAGTATACATTAAATCTCAAGTATCGTCTTGCTTCTGATGTTGTTTTATACATACAAAAAATAGATACAAAAATAAAGGTGTTTGCTGATGATATTACAAATACTATAACTCTGTATGGCTCAAAAATAGAGCTTCGGCAGGTATCAGAAATAATAAAGACTATAGATCGGAAACCATCCCAGCTATACGTTAAAGTGTATCTCATAGATGTTAAGTCAAATAGTAGTTTAGATGCAGGAGTTGAAGCTGTTTTTGATGGTGGGAGTTTAAAAATATCTAATATCACAAAAGCTGCTGCAATTGGCGGTTTTGGAGTTGTTAGCGAATTGGGGAATCTGAAAACTATTTTTAATATTCTCGAAAGAAATTTTTCTGCAAGGGTTATCTCAAGACCTTCCTTGTTCGTTAGGTCAGGTGAAGAAGCAAAAATAAAATTTGCTACAAGTGTTCCTTTTGTATCAAGCAAGACTATTACACCAATTGCAAGCGGTATTGTGCAGAATGTTGAGTATAGGGATGTGGGAATAATTTTAACATTAAAGGGGGTGATTATTGATAATAATGAAATATCTTTAGACGTATATGTTGAAAATTCGAGTCTACAGGCTCGGGCGGGTGTTGAAGAAAATCCTATTTTCGCGACGGATTCAGTATCTACAAAATTTTTAGTCTCTAACAAAGAAGTAGCGATATTGGGCGGTATAAAATTATCACAGAAAGATTTATTAACAAGAGGTATACCTGTTTTGAATAGGATGCGGTATGTAGGTGCGTTGTTTGGCTTTCAGAATCATAATAGGGATAAGAGGGAAATGATCGTTTGTCTTTGTCCGCAAATAATGAATAGTGGAAATATGGATGAATTAGGGATAAGGATATTAAATCAATATAAAGATTACTTAAATAATTAGAAAGGAGTGATATATGTATTACGTAGCAGGAGAAGTAATAAATTATTTTTCTACGGATGAAACAAAAGGTAAAGATGGGAAGGTATATCCAGCTTCTGATAAATTGCAGGTGCTGGGGGAAGTTGAGACAAAAGGCGGTGACGTTAAAAAAGAATTAGTAACTTTTGTTGTGCCGTCTCACTGGAAGTCTCGCATAAAGGAAATCATAGGGAAGAAAGTATTTTTTCAAGTTCAATTATATGTATCTGATGGTCGCTTATCTTCATTCATTGGTGGTTCTGCTGCTTTCCCAAAGGTGGCATAGGGGGTGCTATGTTTCTTGCGGAAATAATATCACTTGGCGGTGTATGGTCTTTCAATGTAGTTCAATTCTTGTCCAATGAGCCGCAATTTAATTATTTTTTTACTCTAATGCTTGTTATTGGGCTTATGTGTGTACCTATAGCGGTAATAACTAGATTGATTTCAAAATCGTGATAAGAAATGGATGCACAATTAATACATGACTTATTAATGGGCGCTGCTGGTGTGATCGGTGGCTTTCTTGTAGTGTTTTCAATCCTGAGCAATATTTAGGGCTTTCTAGAGGCTTTTAAGTGTTGAGCGTGGTTGATTGTGTGGTGTTTAGTTAACTTAACTTATTATATTTTTATAGGAGATGTAGAAAATGAATATTGTAAAAGCTGCTGTTGAGTTTGCAAAGAAGTATTATTTTACGTTAGTGTTGATGCTTGCTGTAATGTTTACTGCTGCTAAATCTAGCTTTGCTGCTCTTGATCTTACAAGCGTAACAATTGATACGTCAGACGTGTTCAAGGTAGCTGCGATCGTACTGACTGCGTTGGGTGCGATCTGGGGCATTAAATTAGTTATCGGTATGTTTAAGAATAGATAATTATTATGGGAAGGATGAGGCAATGGCTTTGTCCTTCCCTTTGCTATTTTCGGGAGTGGAATATGGATGTTGTAACTGTTGATACATCTAGCATTGGGAGTTATCTATTAATTAATTTATTGTATTTGTGCGTTTATTGGGGTTTGCGAAAAGCGATTAATTATTTCAGATATGGTAATAACTTATGAAAAGATGTCTATATTTGCTTATATTATTGAGTGTATTTAATTGTGTTAGATCTTATGCTGATACTTATCAATTGCAGTTGGCGTTTCATCAAGGTATGCAAAATTTTATGTCTAGTATTGATACTTCTCCTGATCAGTTTTATGTTGGACAGTGGTATCTCGAGGTTAAAATGGCCGAAGGGCAAGTAAATATATGCAAGAAGCGAAAAGATGACGGTGCTATCGTTTGGCATTCACAATATTTTTTTGGTCCTGGGGATGGTGGTTATGGAGGTTGGAGTGTTGGTAATTGTGGTTCTGGGTATGATGGAGTGGAGGGCGTGTCAGATATTTCGCCTGGCTGGGTTAAGTTTACGGTACCTTATAATGTGCCTCATCCTTTGTCTGTGTATAATAATAATTATCCTTCTCGGTGGCCTGCCAATTGTGGTTTGATACCTGTTGGTGGTGATATTTGTCAGAATATTGAGGGTTATAAATATACGTTCATAAATTTTTATGACAACCTTGTATACTACAAGTATTACGGGGAGGTGTGTAATAATGGTATTTGTAATAATCCATTCCCTGCGCCATCGGAGGATACTTTAGCTAAGTGTTCAGATGGCGTTGATAATGATGGCGATGGACAAACAGATTGGGCAGATACTGATTGTCAAAACCTTTATGAAAATACTTTAGCGAAATGTACCGATACAATCGATAACGATGGTGATGGGAATATAGATTGGGCGGATATTGATTGCCAGTATTTAAATGAAGATACGTTTGAAGAATGTACGGATAATATTGATAATGATGGTGATGGTCAAACAGATATGCTGGATGACGGATGCTCGCAATATCGTGAAAATACATATCAAAAGTGCCGGGATGGTTTTGACAATGATGGTGATGGCTTAGTGGATGAAGACGATCCGGAATGTACTGGATTATATCAAGATGAAATATGCGGCAATGGAATTGATGATGACGGAGACGGTCTTATTGATTATCAAGACCCTGATTGTACAGGGGTCGGCGGTAGTGAGATATGTGATAACGGCATTGATGATGATAACGACGGTTTAATTGATACCTTTGATCCTGATTGCGATAACCAGCAAGGCGGCAATGGTACCGGTACCGTAAGCAATGATGCCGGTTCAGGAACAACGAAAATGATTGCTGAAGATGGAGACCCGGTTCCCTATGGTACAGATCTGGCAGATGTGCAATATGATGATTCCGTACCGGACAAAGGGCAGGTTATCGAAGAGGATTGGGATTGGCTGGACGTATTATTTACCTCCATCGGTTCGCATCCTATTATTAACGTGATACGTGGTTGTGAGCTAACAACATCAAGTGAGGTCTCAAAATTATACGTTAACATATATGATAGAAATATAGAATTTGACTTTGATTGGTTAGCACAATATTTGGATTATTTTGGTTATTTTATTGTTCTTGGCGCGAATATCTATGCTTTTTATATCCTTTATTTTAGGGGTTAACTATGGCTTTTTATAACATAGGCTGGGGTATTTTTAAACTTCTCGGTAGATGGGCTTTTAAAAGCTCGGTAATGTTTACTGCTTTGAAAGGTTTCCTTACAACAGTAATGCTGGTATATTTACCTACCGTGTTGAGTAATCAGGCTGGAAAATTTATGTCTATGTTGTCTACTGAATCGCTTGACTACTTGGGTAATAATGCTTACTCAGGAATTACCAGCGTGGTGTATGACATTACAGGTCTGGCAGCATATTTTGCTAGTCATTTAAGGGTTGTTGAGGCGTTTGCAATTATCGTTTCTGCTGTCGCTACTCGTTTTGTAATGCGTCTGATTCCATTTTTAGGGTAAAGAGTATGATAACGTTGGTAGAAGGGGCCATTGGCGGTGGTAAAACGTATTACGTGATAAATGATATACTCCGTAAATATTTCACGTTTGATGAAGTAAATAACGTGTGGGTAAAAAATCCGGATCATGATATCGAAATAGTCTCGAATGTTGACGGTTTTCACTTAGGGAAAGATTTAAATGAGGAGATAGAAAAAGCGGGCGGTGTGGATAAATTTTTCACAAAAGATTTTTTAATGAAATATACTCGTGAGAGAAAACATATCTTAGTAATCGATGAAGCACATGAGATATTTCACAGAAAATATTATGACCAGGAAGTTTTCAATATGTGGAAATGGCATCGCCATATCGGCTTTGATGTTTATCTGATAACGCAAGAATACAAAGATTTATGCAGGGAGTTACAAGGCTTACCAGAATATCATTACAGTGCTGTGAGGCGTTCTTTCTCATTATTTGGTGCTAAAGGTGCATTTCGTTATCAGTTGTTAGTCGGTGGGAAAGTATTTAAAACAAAAATAGTGAAGCAAGATTTAAGGGTATTTTTTGCGTATAAAAGCTCAAGCATTGTTCAGGAAGAACGGCCGAAAAGTGTAGTGTTTCGCTATTATATTTTTATCGGATGCTTTGTCCTGGTGGGTTTATTCATGTTTGTATGGCTCTTGAGTTCATTTGCTTCAAGGTCTAAGGTAATTGGCCAAGATGGTATTGTAAAAAAAGAAAACGAGGGTATGCAATCTCAAGAGATTCAATATAAAATTGTTGCTGTATCTGGTTCCTGGATATTTTTAAAGGATGGTGATAAGGTGAAAAAAGTGAGAAGTGATACAATAAAAGGCGATCTGAGAATTGGTTCTCTCGTTCAATTATGAGGAATTAGCAAAATACGGAGTGTAGCGAAGCTGTGCGAAAGCGAAACGGAGTATTTTGCTAATTCCTCATAGCAATTTGCTTTTTTTGATTCTGCTATTAAAAAAATCTTAGGGTACAAATAAAACTTAATTATTCTTCACTAAAATTTCTTTTCGAGCATTTGCTATTGTCAAGTATGATGATTATTGATAGTAATCAAGCGTATATTTGATATGCGTTACATGCTGGGTCGAGAAATCAAGGCAAATCTGCTTGAACAAGATAACTTGATAGGGAGAAAACTTCTTGGGATTACTTGTGATGAAATTGCCTTGTCCATACTTATACGCATGTCATGTCAGAATGTAGGTATGTTACGTCAGGGGCTTAGTAAGCGCATCAGCGAGTGAGTAGTAATTTAAAAAAATTTTTAGAAAAAAAAGCTGCTCAGATATGTTGTGTTAAAGTTTAAATTACAATGCTTCAACAAGTGAGTCTTTTAGAATGATGTTTAGTTTTGGTTTTTTAATATTGAGAATAAGATAAATTACCTCTTTGATATTACGGATTGTTTCTTCAATAGTTTTGCCTTGAGTAAAACAATTTGAGTATTCCAGGCATTTTGCAATATAGAATTTTTCGCTTTTCCATATCTCAACGTTAATTGTCTTCATTTGTAAATCTCCGCTAATTAAGAAATTTTTTGTTTAAAGATATCCCATTTAATATTAATTTCTTTGGCGATAAGTCTTGCTGTGTCTCTGTCGATTTCTTTATGTCTGCCTACCGGTACATTTATATTCCCATTTGTAAAGATTGTGTGGTTACTGCCTTCTCTCAGGAATCCGAAACCGTAGTCTTTTAGGGCCTTAATGATTTTAATTCTTTTATAGCTCATGGAGTAGCGAAATTTATTTTATTGATCTCTTTTTTAGAATGGTCAGGACATAAATGTGCATAGAGTTCTGTTATATATGTCGTGGAATGCCCAAGCCATTGAGCTATGAGCCAAATGGGTGTTCCGTTCATGGCGTGATGACTCGCAAAAGTATGTCGTAATGTGTGAATTCCCACGTCAATTAAACCTACTTTTTTAACTACGTTTTTAAAGTTTCTTGATAAAGTATCTTCTTGAATGATATTCTTTTTATGGTAAATGTTGTTTGATTTTTGGTAATAGGTATAAGTAAAACAGGTCCCTTCTTTTTTTTCTTCAAACATTGAAACTAATTTATCATGGAGAGGGATTATTCTTTCTTTTCCTGATTTTGTTCTGAAGTTGTCTTTATTTTTTATATAGATTAATTTCTTCTCGAGATCGATATCTTTATATTCTAGATGTATTAATTCTCTTCGTCTCATGCCTGTATAAATTGCTGTAGTTACGAGATTCTCAAAGTAATTTCCTTTACATGCCTCAATTACTTTTTTAACCTCATCTGTAGAGAGAAATCTTGTTTTGTTGTTAAGAATGCCTCGGAGAGGATCAAGTTTTTTTATAGGATTATTTTTGATTAATTCATATTTAACAGCACGATTAAATAGGTTTGAAAGTGTGGCAAATACTGTTTTTACGGTATTTTTTTTATTAAATGATAACCTGAGATTTCTATATTCTTCGAGTTGTTGAATAGTGATGTCTTCGAGGAATAATAATTTTTGTTTTTCGCAGTATTGAAAAAAGTTAAAGAGAATATATTTTGTTGTTTTGTACCAATCCTTGCTAATATTTCTCTCTATTGTATTGAGATGTATAAGGATAAAATCTAGTATTTTAGTTTTATTTGGTTTTTGTGTAAAAGTCATTAAATTATTGTTTAATTTTAATGCCTTTTCTACGATATTGTTAGGCAGGGTATGAGAGTATTCTTTTGTAAAAATA